GTCGGCTTTGTGGGCGGGGCTGGGGCGGGGAGGGGTTGTCGGGACGGCTCGGGGTTCGGTGGGGTGGGGTGGGGACTGGATAGTCGGAGCGGAAGGGACAGGCGAGCACCGGATCGTCCGCAGGCAGGGATTGGATCGTCGGCGGGGCCGGGGTAGGCTCGTCGGGATGCTCGGTGCGGGAGGGTGCGATCTGACACGGCGGATCGGCAAGGGGAGGGTGGGGTCGTCGGGACGGCTGGGCGAGGGACGGGTTGTCGGTATGGGCTGGGGCGGATTGTCGGTATGGACTGGCTTGTCGGTGCGGGTCGGACGGGTTGGTCGGCAGGGTCCGGGTTGGGCGGACACGGAAGGGAGTGTCGGAGTGGTCGGGTACGGATAGTCAGACCGGCCCGAAGCTGTCGATGGTGAAGGTGCCCGAGCCCTGGCTGCGGTCGCTGCCGATCCCGTTGAAGCGCATGTACTCCAGCATCTCGCGGAGCTGCTCCTCGGTCCCCACCTTGTTGACGCCATCGTCCAGGACCCGGATGGTGAAGCTGAGCGGCACGCTGTCGGCGTACTCGAAGCGCTTGATCGAGGTCCGGGGACCCTGCATGGTCATCACGGTGAGCGGCCTATCGTCCACCTGGATCGGCACCGTGATCGGCACCACCTTCTCCAGCACGAAGACGCGCTCCGCCACCTTGGACCGGAACGCCTTGACCCGGACGGCGTCCTTCAGGATGTTGGCCGCCTCTTTGAGCGCCCCCTTGAGGCACCGCCCCTCATAACAAGGGGTGCCATCGGGGAGGCGGTAGAAGACGACCCCGTGAACCTCGGCCACGTCGAGTTGGGCGGCGGTGGCGCTGTGCTCCTCCCGCGCCGCTGAGGGCGTGAGCGGCACCGAGGCAAGCTCCGCCGGCATCTCGGCGGGCGCCTTCATCCGGGCGGCCCTGGTCTCCAGCCAGATATCCAGCATCTTCTCCTTGGCGGGCACCCCGGCGACCAGGCGATCGACGGTGATGGCGAGGCGGTAGTCGATCCAGGTGAACATGGTTCCCTCCTTGAGGGCTTGAGGATCTGCGGGCCGTCAGCGGCCCGATGACTCGCGGGTGATCTCCCTGGTCCGCCGACGCACCCGCCTGATCTGGCGCTCAAAGCGGATGTCCACCACGCCCCAGCCCACCAGGGCGGCGAGGTAGGCGAGCCAGAGCCATGCAGTGGCACCCCAGAGGTCGATGAGGCTGGCCACCGCAAGGAAGATCAGGAGCATGGCGATGGTGACGCTCACCGCCTGCCTGCGTCGGTGGAGCATCTCCAGCACATCTCCGACCAGGGCATGGGCATGTCCTCCACCTCTCGGCGATCCGTCATGAGACGCCCGCACCAGCGCTCGCGGTAGGCGTGGGGGAGGGGCCTCTCCAGTGGCACGCCCAGCCCAGCAACCTCACCGCCGGGGTTGAGGCCGAGGGCGCTGATCCGGGTGAGCGCATCGACCAAGCCGAGGGCCTCCACCATGATCGTGCCCAACCAGCGCTTGCCTCGGGGACGCCTGGGATCCGTGAAGCTGAGCGTCCAGAGGTCAAGCTGGCCGATCCCGATCTCGTCGGCGAGGACCTGCGCGCCTCGGGCGATCACCTCCACCTCGGGAGCGGCGGCGGCCACCCGGCAGGGCGTCACACCGCGTCGGGAAACGCTTGGCTGCCGCCCCCCCTCGGGGTCATCCATCCCGATCTCTCCCAAAGCGCCGGATTTCCTGGTCGGGAATCATAGCGCACTCCCGGACGGGTTGCCGTACACTTTCGCCCGTGGACGGGATCCAGGCGGCGGCGGAGCGAGGCACAGAGCCCCTACCCACCCCTGATCCCGCCCGGGTGGCCGAGATCAGACGGGCCATAGCCGCCTTCCAGTCCAACCTCGAGGCAGCGGTCAGTCGGCGGGAGCGGCTCGTCAACGGGGCGTGGTTCAGGTACGGCGAGGAGATGGGGCGCGGTGACGACGAACTCCTGGTGGCGGCCGCCGCAGCCCGGCGGGATCAGGGCGTCGCGGGCGCGTGGGCTGAGTTCTCCGCCACCATGGCCGCCACCTGGGAGGAGTGGTACCGGGTGGTCCCCGAGGCCAGGGATCACCCCGAGGGGATCCTCCCCCCGTGACCCCCCTGCCCCGGCGGCTTCGGCCCCCTGAACCCAGCGGCACGCCGGCCGGGCCGAGACCGGCTCCTCCGAGTCGGACGGGTGGCGCCGAGGCTTCCCCGCCTGTTGAGTGGCGCCGTATCGCTCTACCCAGGATTCCGCCGCCTCCAACCCCCCCGCCCCAGTTCCGCTCCGGTCAGATCGTCCGCCGCAGCGGCATCTACCAGAGCGGCGGCCGCGAGGCCACCCTCACCCGGGGCGACCGCTTCCCGCCCAGCCACGCGCCCTGGATGGCTGTTCGCCTCAGCGGCTCACCGTGAGCAGCATCGTCGCGGGCGCAGAGATCCGGCACCTCTGGCTCTGGTACTGCCCCCACTGCGACCACCGTGTGGCTGAGGTCGATCCGGTTGAGGCCGCCGACCAGGCTCTGGGACACTGGGAGGCCCGCTGTCGGGCCGACGTCCGCCGCCAGTGCGCGGATCGGGTGCTCCGTCTCTTCTCGTGGTGGCCTGCCTTCAGGATCCGCGAACTCATCCCTGAGCCCTGGCTTCGGCCAGGTTGGGAGGGTGATCCTCAAGCCCGGCTCTTCGCCACGACGCCTGAGCCCCTCAAGACGATGGCATGGGATTTCACCCCGATCCTTCGGCGGATCTGCCCGAATCACCTCGGCCTGAGGATGGTCGCCCACGATGGTCTCTGGTGGTGCGAGCAAGGATGCGTCTGGAAGGGTGTCGGGCCGAGGCGCTGGAAGTGGGGGTGGCGGGACGAGACGGGAGACCTTGCGTGGCTTGAGGCGCATGGCCAACTGGTCGCGTGACGAGTCGGTGAGTCCCGCCGCCAGCCCGCCTCACCGCTACACCGAGGCGGAGTTGATCCGGATGCTCCGCCAGCGCCACACCCGGCCCGGCAACGGCGGCTCTGGCGAGTACGCCTTCCTCACCCAGGTGCGCGATGCGGCCGGTTTCTCCGGCTCCCGCACCCTGGACATCGTCACCCTCAGCCTCTGGCCGTCCAGGGGCATGGAGCTCCACGGCTATGAGGTCAAGGTCAGCCGCGCCGACTGGATCCGCGAGCTCCACGAGCCGGCCAAGGCCGAGGCCTTCGTCCAGCGGCTCGACCGGTTCTCGCTCGTTGCCGCCGACGAGGCCATCGTCGCCCCCGGGGAGTTGCCGCCCCAGTGGGGGCTGCTGGCCGTGCGCCGGGGGCGCCTGGTCACCATGGTGCAGGCCCCCCGGCTGGCCCCGGGCAAGGAGCCCCGGCCGGTCAGCCGCTCCTGGCTCGTCTGCCTGCTCCGCGCCGCCGGCGCCGTCCCCGAGGTCGATCCCGCCGAGGCCCGCGCCGCCCGTGAGGAGGGCCTCGCCCAGGGCCGGGCCCGGGCGGAGCACGAGGTGGAGAGCCTGCGCCGGGTGGCGGAGGAGGAGAGGCGCCGCCGCGAGGAGGAGGCCGCCGCCCGCACCGAGGTGTTCGCGGCCCTGGGCATCCAGACCTCCCACTACCAGGAGCTAGAGGCGCTGCGGGCCATCGCCAGCGCCGTGCGCACCGTGGTGGCCGCCGATGGCCGCATGGAGAAGGGCCGGGAGCGCCTGGAGCGCCTGGCCGCCAGCGCTGAGGAGACCGCCCGCTGGCTGCGCCAGGGCCTGGAGGCAGCGGCGCCCGGGTGACCCTTATCGGCTACGCCCGCGTCTCCACGGCGGACCAGGAGCCGCGCCTCCAGGTGGACGCGCTCCGCGACGCCGGCTGCGAGGTGCTCTTCGTGGAGCGCGCCTCGGGGGCGATGGTCGATCGTCCCCAGCTCGCGCTGTGCCTCGAGGCGCTCCGGACGGGCGACACCCTGGTGGTCTGGAAGCTCGACCGCCTGGGTCGCTCCCTGCGCCACCTCGTCACCCTCATCCCCGAGCTCAACGCCCGGGGGGTGCAGCTGCGCTCGCTCACCGAGGCCTTCGACACCGCCACCCCGGCGGGCCGGATGGTGCTGGGCTTCCTGGCCGTCCTCGCCCAGTTCGAGCGGGAGCTGATCCAGGAGCGCACGAGGGCGGGACTGGAGGCGGCGCGCCGCCGCGGCCGCCGGCCCGGCCGCCACCGGGTGATCTCGGAGCGGCGGCTCCAGGTGGCCCGCGAACTCATCGGCCGGGGCCAGTCGGTGGCCGAGGTGGCCAAGATGATCGGGGCCGCCCGCACCACCCTCTATGACGCCCTCAGACGCTCCCCGGAAGCTGATCCCACAGCAGCTCCTGGGCCGGGCGGCCCGACGGGTTGACGAACTCCCCAGAGGCCGACACCCCCACCTCGCCCACCCGCCGGGCCAGGTCGTCGCGGATGTACTTGGCGGAGAGTTCGATCCCCACCGCCCAGCGGCCCAGGCGCTTGGCCACCGCCAGGGTGGTGCCGCTGCCCGCGAAGGGATCCAGCACCGTGCAGGGAACCGGTGCACCGTGGTGCACGGCCGTGCACGTCGGCACCCATCCAGTCGTCGTGGTCACTGGCCCGCCCTGCCGCCAGCCCGCCCGAATCACCGGCAGCGGTGTCTTGGACATCTCGCGTGTCCCGCCGTGCTCCCGCACCGTCTCGCGCTCCAGCACCCGCCGCCAGGGTCGCCCGCAGTCGGGGCAGCAGCCGCGCTCACTGGTCCCGGCCCGGATGCACGGGATGACCAGGCCATCCGGGAAGGTGGCGTAGTGGAGGCCCGGGTACGGCTGCGTGGCGATCTCCCACACCGACCGCTTGTTGCGGGACAGGGGATCCGCGCCGGCGCCGTTCAGGCGCGCCGTGCGCCCGTCCACATCCTTCGGGAACTCCGCCCCCCGGTACCGGTCGTCACCGCGCGCCAGGGCCGCCTGGCGCCCGCCTCGGTGGATCGTGCCGTGCGGGCCCGGGGTGGTGTCCCATCCATCGGGAACCTTGCGGGAGCGGTTGGTCAGGGCCGTCCTCTCTCCGCGAACCGCTCCCGGTGCGAAGCTAGCGTGCTCCCAGCCCGCCGGCGCATCGCGGCCACCCCGGTCGTGGGTGTCTCCGTCTGCGACCTCGCGGATCGCCTCGGCGTCGTAGTAGTAGCGGGTGGAGCGGCTGAGCAGGAAGAGGTACTCGTGGCTCTTCGTCGGCCGGTCGGTCACGCTCTCCGGCATCGGGTTGGGCTTCGAGTAGATGATGTCGGAGCGGAGGTACCAGCCATCCGCCTGCAGCGCGAAGGCCAACCGCCAGGGCATCCCGACCAGATCTTTCGTCTTGAGCCCGCCGACCACGGTTGAGCGGGGCTTGTCACGGAAGGCACGATCATCAGCGCAAGCCCGGGCCCCCGTTCCCGCGCCATCCCCTGGGCGCCGCTTCTCGGTGACCGCCTGGCCGTTCACGGAACTCGCGTAGCAGTCGCCCATGTTGAGCCAGAGGGTCGCCCAGGGGCGCATCACGCGGCGCACCTCGCGGAAGACGGCCACCATGTGCTCCACGTAGAGCTCCGGGGTCGGCTCCAGACCGAGCTGGGAGTCCACCCGCACCGCCCCGCAGCGGCAGCGAGCGGGATCCCCGCCCCGGTTGGGCGCCCCGGGGACATGGCCCAGCGCTCCCGCCTTCCGCTGGTCCTCTAGGTCGCCGCCCCGGCCCGCCACACCTCGGTGCTCGCAGGCAGGGTCGCCGCCCTCCCAGGCGCCGGTGCCGTAGTCGCGGAGGCCCCAGTACGGGGGACTCGTCACTACGCAGTCCACGCTCGCCGCCGGCAACTCCCGGAGCACCGCCAAGGCGTCGCCCTGGTAGCAGGTGGCCAGGCCGTCCGAGTAGGCGGGCTCGATCATGGCGCGACCGCCCCTGGATGCTCCTGGATGCTCCTGTCCACTGCGGTCAGCCTCGTCCCGACCCACTCCACCACCGGCACGGCCACGGCGTTGCCGAGTTCGCGGTACCTGGCCGAGTCCGCCTGTCCCTCCGTCCACCCATCGGGGAACCCCTGGAGCCGCTCGCACTCGAGCGGGGTGAGCCGGCGCACCGCCATCCCCGCCGCCACCGAGTTCGTCGGCCGAGACCGGAGCGATGGTGATGCCCCCGGCACGATGCCCAGGCCCGACCTCCCCCCGGGGGTGCCATCGCCCTCACCGCTGCGATCCACCGCATCGGAGCTGATCCCGAAGGCGAGCAGACCGCCCTCTGACCCGCCGCTGTCCGAGTAGGGGCGGCCCCGGAGGGGCTGGGCCACGACATACCCCTCCTCCACCGGCCCAGAGCCGGTCAGCCCCGACCCGCCATGCCCGCCCGGGCCCCGGCCGGCCACCAGCGGTCCCACCGTCTCCGCCACCAGCGTTGAACTCAAACCTCCCATGCCCGTCGCATCCAGCGTCGGCGTGGCGGCGGTCTCCTCCCAGCGCTCTGCGTCGTCGCTCGAGTGCGCCTTCTGGGCCTTGCGGTAGACGGTGCGGGTGCCCCGGTCGCCTCCCTCCATCTGGCTCGGGTTGCCGGTCAGGGTCGCCGCCACCTCGGCCTCGCGCGCGCTCACCCCGCCCGGCTCGTCGTTGGGATGGAGGGTGAAGGCGAGCACGAGCGGCGTGCCCCGCCCCGTGCCGTCCTCGCTGGCATCGGCCCCCTCGGCGGTCAGGGCGTGGGCCACCGCCAGGATGATCTCGTCCTTGCCGCCCTGGCCGGGGTGCCCGGCATCCTGGCCCATGCTGGCGGTGAGCGTCGGGCTCAGGGCGAGGTTGCCCGGCGTCGCCGAGCCCGGACGCGGGTGGGAGCGCAGCGGCCCCGTCACCAGGAGGTTCACATCGTCCTCGCAATGGCGCCCCGGCTCATGGCTGCTCGGGTGGCCCCCGCTGGTCAGGGTGGCAGCCGCCTCGAGCACGGGGATGTAGGACATGCCGTCCAGGTCCTGGCGCTGGCCGCCGGTCAGGGCTCCGAGGGTCCCGGCGACGGCGGGGACGCCCCAGCGCCCGCCAGGTTCTCCAGCGCCTCCCGGAGCGCCGCCGGCAGCACCCGGCCCCGGCGCTCCGCCCGGCGCAGGATGCCCAGCGCCGCCCTCGGGCTCAAGCAGTACCGCGCCAGGTGCGGACCAGGGGGCTCCAAGATGTCCGACAAAGTAGAGGCGACGGCGGCGCTGGGGGACTCCGAAGTGCTGAGCGTCCAGCACCCGGTAGGCGTACCCATACCCGAGTTCTCCCAGCGTCCCGAGGACGGCCGCCATGTCCCGTCCGCGATGGTCGGGGCGGATCGCTGTGGCGGTCTCCTCCTCGTCCTCGAGGGGATCAGCTCTAGCTGCGCGGGCGGCGGCAGAGAGGGCTCCGGAGCACTCAGGGCAGCCGCAGGACGTGAGAAGCCCGGGGACGTTCTCGGCGAGGATCCAGGCGGGAGCGAGCTCAGCACAGAGGCGAGCGAGCTCATAGAAGAGCCCGCTCCGCGCTCCGCCCAGGCCAGCACGGCGTCCAGCGGTCGACACATCTTGGCACGGGAATCCCCCGCAGACCAGGCGAGCGGGAGGGAGGCAGCCGTCGCAGCGTCCGCCGCACCGTCTGGCTGCGTGGACACCCCTCACATCCCCGTGGCGGGGGACATCGGGGAAGTGGCGCTCGAGCACCGCTCGGGCCTGGGGGTCGATCTCCACCTGGGCGACGCAGCGCCAGCCCAGGCGCTGGAGGGGGAGGTCGAAGCCCCCGATCCCGGAGAACACCGAGACGAAGGTGTCATCCTCCATCCGCGCCTACGGCCACGCTGGCGGGCAGGATCTCCTCGAGGGGCACCCCCAGGGCGCGGGCCACGGCGAGCGCCGAGGCCACCAGGGGCTGGCGCTTGCCCCGCTCCCAGCGGCCGATGATGGAGTCGTCCACGCCGGAGCGCCGGGCCAGCTCCATGATCGTCCAACCCCGGGCCACCCGGAGCGCCCGCAGCCGGTTGGCGGTGGCCTCCATGCCGCCATCATATCGCGACCCCGCTGCCACTTGACAGTCACCCAGCCCAGGGAGGAGAATGTCAGATGACAGACAGATGGGGTACGCGCCAGCCCCCAATACGGCGCAGAGGAGATCCAGATGGCCCGCACATCCAAGATCCCGGTGGCCGTGGCCGCCAGCATCACGCTCCCCGCCAGCCTGCTCGAGGCACCCAACCGGGACTGGATCGTCACCTCCTACAGTGGGCACCGGACTCATGAAGGGATCGCGTACCGCGCCACCCTGGCCTGGAAGGGCACGGTGGTCGGCAGCATCGAGGATGTTGGCGACGGGGGCATGATCCGGGTTCACATCGACTATCTCGGGGATCCGTTCAGGATCGTCCCCAAGGCGTGGGGGGCCTTCGTCGCTGCTGTACCCCTCGCTTCCCTGGCACGGCTGATCGGCGAGAGCATCTCCGATGAGACGCTCCAGGCGAGCCGGGAGGAGACGGTCGCCCTCATGTTGGTGGAGGAGCAGCAGTTGCGCCAACGCCTCGACCGTCTCGTGAAGCGAGGTTCCACACCCTTCCTCGCCCCCGGCGAGAGTGTCTACCCAGGCGGTGCCTTCCGAGTCGTGAAGGCTTCGCGCGATACCGCCCTTGAGACGCTCGACCGCAAGTATCCTGCGCCCTGCCTGGTCTGGACCATGGGCGTCGGCTGGGAGTCCCTATGAGCACCCGCGCCGAGGCTATGGCCAACCGTGACCGGATCATCGCGCTCTGCGAGCGCGCGGAGCGCGAGCGCACCCGACGTGTCTGCCCGTGCGGGGTGGTGGTCCTACGGGGCCGCTGCCCCGCCTGTGGCCGCCCCGACCCGCAGCGGAGGGCTCGCTCATGAGCGATGTCGCCGTGGATGAGCCCGACTTCACCATCACCCTGACCTCGCGGCCGCCGATCCGCATCGTGAGGGCGATCTGGCCGATCCTGGCCGGTTCCGCCGTCGATGTCGGCGACCAGACGGCCACCCTCACCGTGCGCCAGCGGGTGGACGGTGACGGGGCCATCGTGTACGGGGTGCTCCGTCCCAGCGCGTCGACGCCAGGGCGCCGCCGGGGGGTGCTCCTGGAGCGCCCCCTCATCATCCCCACCGCCTGCCGAGGCGTGGCCCTGGATCTGCTCCCCGACCACCCCCAGACCGCCTCCGACCTCGCCGAGGCCGTCATCGCGAAGCTCCCGGCGGAGAGGCTGCCATGACCGCCCTGGTCAGTGCCGCCGCCGTCCTCATCGTCACCACCGTCGGGCTCGCCGCCGCCCTCATCACGGCCCTCGCCGTGCTGGATCGGCGCTTGGCCCACCACCACTGAAAGGCACCGAGATGTTCAAGATCCTCACCGGACTCGTCCTCGCCGGGCTCGCCCTGGCGGGCTTCAACCTCGTGGGCGGCCACCCGCCCTTCCAGCCCTTCTACACCGGGCCGCTGCCCGTCCTGAGCAGTCCCAGCGCGACCCCGACGCCCGCCCAGGCGCCCGCCGCGCCGCAACTGATCGCCCCGACGGGGGGGGCGTCCTCCACGGCAAAGGCAGCGCCGTCGCTGATCCCGCTCAGCCCCTCCGCCGCGCCCGTGATGAGCGTCGCCTGGACGGCGGCGGACTGCTCCTGGGCGGCCGCGACCCTCGGCCAGGACGCCAGCCTGGACAGCGCCGAGGCGGCCGCGCTGCAGGCGGGCACCGACACCCGCTACCCACTCTCCGACATCCCCTACTACCGCCAGGAGGCGTCCGACTGGACCACCCTGGCGGGCTGGATCAGGAGCGCCTGCCAGAGCGGGCAGTACCCGACCCGGACTGACATCGCCGAGGCGGCCGGGTGGGTCACCCAAGCCCTGGCCAGCCACGAGAACGACGCCAGCCTGTACCCCCAGGACGCCGCCTGGGACACGCAGTGGGAGCAGAATTACGACCGTCTCATCGGGATGCTGGGCACCGCCCTTGACGCCTCCTGCGCCGACGGCGCTGCCTGCGCGCAGTCATGAGTGTGGGGACGATGGAGCGGAGGGACAGGGCTCAGCCCTGCGCCTGGTGCGGGCGGCAAGCCTCCCTCCGCTTCCGCTGGGTGGCGCCGCCCGGCCAGGAGCACCCGTGGCGGCCCATCTGCGACGGCTGCCTCGGCGGCCTGGAGACGGTCGCACCCACCGTCCACCGCTGGGAGACCGCACCGCTGTGAAGCCCCGCACCCACCCACCCCCCACTGGAGGCTGATCCGATGAAGTTCATGTACGTCGACGGCGACAAGGTCGTGGCGGTGGAGGCAACCAGCGCCGTGCTCGCGCTCAATGGGTGGCGGCGCGCTCATCCCCACTTCTACGATCAGCCCGTGGCCAAGCCGTTCCGGCCGCCCGAGGAGCGCTGCACGTCGATGCTGTACGGCCACCCCTGCCTCAACCGCCGCAAGTCGGGGACGCTCTGCGGCGTCCATGAGCAGCATCGGCTGCGCGACAGCGAGAGGCAGGCCAAGCACGATAGGGAGCAGGCAGAGGCCGACGCCCGTCGCGACCTCGCCTACCGCCTCGCCGCCGCCACCGGGATCTCAACCCCCGATTCTCCCTTCCGCTACTACGCCTACTTCACCATGTCCGACGATGACCTCCTGGCCCTGGTCGAGTGGTGCGAGCGGAGGACGGGGTGATGAATGACCTCAGCAGATGGCGACGCCGACGCCGACGCGATGCCATCATCGGCTGGGCCGGGGCGATCCTCTTCGGCATCGCCTTCTGGGCCGTCCTGATCTGGGCGATCATCCGCTGGGTGAGCACGGGAAACCCCCTCTGGGGTCAGGGTCTGCCATGAGGGCGCTGACCATGAGCGGGCTCGCGCGGCGCGCCGCCGGGGCGTTCCCGGTCATCGTGCTCCTGGTCGCGCTCGCCTTCCTCGCGACGCTGCTCGCCTGGGAGGCCCTGACCCCCGTCCACGCGGTGGGCTGGGGCACCCCGACCCCGTCCCCGCCGCCCTGCGGGTCGGCCGCCTCCACCCCCCTCGGGGAGTGCTGGACGTGACCCGCCCATGGGGTTGGCCGGTCGTCTCAGAGGGTAGGGGGGGCGCCGTCACCATCGTCCAGGAGTTCCCCGCCGTCACTGCACCAGGCGCCTTGCCCCGGCGCCCCTACATGGACCTCGGCGATGTCTGCATTCTCTTCTCCGAGGACGGCTTCGCCCGCGCCTACGATGTGATCGGCCTCGCCTCCTGGATCGCTGAACGGGCCGTCGGCTTCCACTACCGGCTCTTCCCGGTGGCCGCCCCCCTCCGGGAGGCCGCCCTCTTCGGGCGACTCGTCGGCATCCCCCAGGGCTGCTCCCTCGAGAGCGTCTTCCTCGTCGGCACCGCAGCGGTTCCGCGTCTCTGGTGGCCAGCGCTGAGCGCGATCAGAGAGACGCACCAGCGCCTCGCCGAGGCACGGGACACGCTCCGCCACTGGACCGAGGAGGTCGCGTCCCTGGATCGGTTTGTGGAGGGGCTCCCGTGAAGGCGCTGACGCTTACCCAGCCGTGGGCATCGCTGGTCGCAGCGGGGGACAAGAGCGTCGAAACGCGCTCCTGGTCGACGCGCTACCGTGGCCCGCTGGCCATCCACGCTGCCAGGGGACGGCCCACCTCGGCCTATTTCGACACCCAGCGCCACCTCGCCCAGTTGTACATGGGCGTCGATGTCGATGCCCTCCCGACTGGCACGGTGGTCGCCGTCTGTGTACTGCGCCGCTGCCTCTCTGTCGATAACTCCTCCGTCCGCTCACTCCTCCGTGCCCGCCCGTTGGAGGAGCCACTGGGCGACTACGGGCCGCAGCGCTGGGCGTGGCTCCTCGCCGACATTCATCGCCTGGAGAGACCGATCCCGGCCGTGGGCCATCAGCGGCTCTGGGGGTGGACGCCACCCGATGGCCTACTCGTCTCCTGGACTCCACGCGATGGGTGAGATGCTCCCGCCACACCAGTGCGGGCTGCGCGGCCGGTGCGTGGGCGGCGTCCATGTCGATCACATCTGGGTGGCCACCCGCACCGATGACGAGGGCACGTTCGCGCTGCCCAGCCCGGAGCAGTGGAATGAGCTCGGCACCCAGCTGATCCAGCGCGAGGGCGTCTTCCCGATCCTGCTGGAGCTGCTGCCCAACATGGCCCCCGTCCCGCCCAGCGCGGCGGTGGGGTCAGTGTGCTGGCGCGTCACCTACGCCGACGACCTTGAGGTGGCGCGCCGTCACGCCGCCTACCTCAGCCAGGCTGGCCTCTCGGAGGGGTACAACTTCCCGCCCGACCAGGAGGGATCCGATGTCCACGATGTTTGACCTCGTCTTTCCGGGAGGGGCACGGGACGCCCCCCGCTCCGATGTCGTGCTCCTCCTGGTCGGGCTGCGACCCGACGACGTGGGACGCTTCCGCGACGCCTGGGTGGAGCGCACGGAGCCGGGCCAGCTCCGGGTCGCCGTCTACACCCGCAACGGCGGCGGCAACCGCGACCACTGGGCGCTCAGCTACCCCGAGACCTCCGAGGGGCCGTACTGCGTGTGCCCCGGCTGCATCATCACCCACCGGCTGCCCAGCAACCCGCTGTACCTCAGCGACGAGGACGACGACTTCGACTCGACCTATGCGACCGTGTACTTCCGCCTCCCCACCGAGGCCGAGGCCGCCGCCTTTGGGCTCCGCGCCGATGTCATCCGCGCCTCCGCCGAGACGCTGGCCGGTCCCGTGGTGGACATGGATGAGCGGTGGAGCGAGGCACTGGAGACGCTGCGGACGGCTCCGCTCCCCGACGGGCTGCGCCATCTCGGCGAGCGCATCCAGCATGCCGAGGCGGGGTCAATCATCACCATCGGTGAGGACGGCTGATGGCCAGCGCCGAGATCTCCCGGTACGGGGTCCTCTACCCGCCCGGCTCCTGGCCGTGCAACGACGACGGCGTCCAGGTGCCGAGGCGCACCGAGGGCAGCCGAGCCACCGGGTACGGCTTCCAGGACTTCGCCCTGGTCTGCCGCATCTGCGGCGACGAGTGGGAGGACGGGGAGCCGATGGGGATGGTGGCGGCGCACTTCCACCACCACCACCCCGGCGAGTCCAAGGTCAAGATGGCACTGCTCTGGCTGGGCCGTGGCCCGGCCCCGGGCTCACCCCGGAGCCACCTTCGATGAGGTTCCCCTGGTCGCGTCCCGCGCCCCCTGCGCCCGATGCTCCCGTGATCGAGGAGGAGATGTGCTCCGACTGCGGCCGCTGCCTGGTGCGGTTCCACACCGACGGCACCTTCGACCTCGATGAGCAGGCCGGGGTGTCGCTAGCCGTCACGGGGAAGGTCCTCCGCGAGGCGGCTGAGCGGGCTCTGCCGTTCCGGCTGTCCGCCGTGCCCGGCACCGCCCGCTGCTACCGCTGCCACCCCGACGGAGAGCGTGGATGATGACCGCCGTCCTCCGTGGCCTGCTCATGATCTTGGCCATCCTGGTCGTGGCTGGCGTCGTGGTGCTGGTGATCTGGGATCTCGGCCCGGGCTCTCCGCTCGTGGTGCAGCTGGCCACGCCCAGCCTCACGCCCTCCGGCACCTGGACGGGGCCGACCTACGCCCCGGTGCCCAGCTTCACGTTCGGCACCCCGACGCCGACGCCGTATGCCACCCCCGCGTGCTCCAGCTGGCCGCCGCCCGCCGGATCGTCGCCCTGCGCCGGCGTCTACCTCACCACCCCGCTGCCAACGGCGGAGATCCCGCCGCCCTCCATCTATCCGCTCACTACCGCAACCCCATCGCCGTAAAGGGAGATCCTCAATGCTCGCCGTGTTCAAGTACCCGCTCATGCTGGACGGGGTCACCACCGTGCGCCTCACCCATCCGCCGCTGTACTGCCGGGAGCGGGGCGGCACCGTCTGCATCTGGGCGCTCCACGGGGATGCCCTCCCCGAGACGGAGCACCACTACCTCTGCATCAATACCGGACAGGAGATCCCGGCCTCGCTGCGGATTGTCAGGAGCATCGGGATGGGCCATCTCATCGGCGGGCTCATCATCGTCCACGTCTTCGAGGTCGCCCCCGCCATCAGCGCCGAGGTTCCGGCATGAACGACGCTGATCTCCTCTCCCTGGACGCCGCGATTCTCGGGGTGACCGAGGGGCAACTGATCGCCTGGCGAACCCGCTGCCGCCCTGCCCATCAGGCCGCTGCCGCTGCGGGCCGTCACGACGCTGAGTGTGAGCACCACCGCGCCCTTCGCGACGTGGGCACCTGCCCCCTCTGCGGCATCGACTGCCAGGATCGGCCTGGTAACAGAGACGCCGAGGAATGGCGCACCATCGCGGAGACGCTCACCGAGGAGGTCACGCGGCTCCAGGGCGAGGTAGACCGGCTCTCCGCGCTGGGCGGCGGCATGAGCGCCGAGGAGATCGGCACCCCGCCGTTCGTCCTCACCCCGCCGTCCGAGGAGTACCGGGCGCTCTACGTTCGCCTGGGGCTCGGCCCCGGAGAGATCGGCCCGGCGTGGAAGGAGGCCCGCATGGGCCGCTGCCCGTCGTGTCACGGGAAACTGGACGGCGAGGGCGGCGAGGACAATCCCTGGCGGCTCTGCGCGCCGTGCGCCCTGGAGTGGGCCGCCGAGCCCGATAGCTTCGGAGTGCGAGAGACATGAGCGAGCGCGTGGTTGCCATTTTGAGCGCTGACGATGATGAGGTGCGCCTGATCGGCTTTGGTGAGTATGTCGGAGACGATTACCCGCCTGGAGAGATCGGAGATTATCTACGCCTCGTCAAGCACCCAAACCCCAAGATCGTGCTAGAGGATGGATCGGTTGTGTGGGGTTTCCAGTGCTGGTGGCACGCGGCAGACGACTTCAATGCGTTTGTCGCTGGTCGTCGGGTGGTTCAGGCAGCGGTACCCCCAGAGTCCGCCGAGGTGCTCGCCTTCTTTGGCGCTGATAACACCGCTGGAAGCAGAGATTTAGCAGACCAAGAGGAGAAACCATGACCACTGACGCCACCGCCGCCCAGCCCGAGCCGGAGTCGTTCTCGCCCGCCAACGCCCGCGAGGCCATCCTAGAGATGCACCACGCCCTGCCTAAGAGCAAGCAACTCGACTACCTGGGGAACCTCAACGAGGGGCTGGTCGTGCTCGACAAGCTGGTCAAGCTGGCCGGGATCACCGACCCCAACAAGGCCGTCTAGGTGGTCGGTAGCAGAGATTCCCATGAGCACTGACGCATGACCCTGATGTGCGCCTGCGCGGACAAGGACGCCAACTGGCGCGGCCACGGCCTCAATGCCTCCTACGTCTGCACCTGCCAGGGGCGGACGGTGTCGCGGCTCGGGCTGCATTGGGCGCCCCTGACACCGCCCCCACCCGAGGGATATGTGGATCGCCTCTACATCGTGAGCAGAGATCCCCATGCCTAACCTCAGACTGCCCGACCTCTTGCGGCGCGCAGCTGATCGCATAGAGGGCGACCCCCAAGCCACCTTCCTCGCTGCCTTCAATCCTCCAGTAGGGGAGCCCGTTGATTTGCCCCTCTTTGTACGGACGGTGAAAACGGTGGCGAAGTTGATGGGCGGGCTCCCCGTGGATGTGCCGCTGGGATCATCCCCGGCTGTAGTGGCCGCACTGAGAAGGCAAGCTGAGCGTGAGCCTCACCTGAGCAGAGATTCAGCGGACCAACCGAGGGATGTCACACATGACTGAGACGCCGAGCGCCGACGAAATCGTGGCCTATGAGACGCTCCAGTGGGCCTTCGGCGGTCTGGTCGATGGCCGGCCGCTCCACGAGGTCTGCCTCGTCGGGGCGACCCACCACGGGACGCCGGGGCCGACGCTATGCGGCAAGGATCGGTTCGCCAAGGGCGGGCCCGGGTGGTCACTCGGCGGTGGTTGCACCGACCCTGACGCACTGTGCTGCCCCGGCTGCCTCGCCGCCTGCCTGGCGGATCAGAAGCCCGTGGAGGGCATCTTCCACGCCCTCTACGCAGCGGCGGGTGCCCCCACCCACCACTCGCACTCGGCCGATAACCCGGCACGCAACAGGAGATTCTCGGGAAGGGCGGTGACGAATCCTGCCAACCCCGGAGCGGTTGCCGAGATCACCATGCTCCAGCGCCAGGTGCACGACCTCGTGGCCCAACGGGATGAGCTGATCCGCCTCGCCGCCCGTCGGCGGTCGCTCCTTGAGGCGTGGGAACCCCGCGTCACCTGTCCCCAGTGCGGGGAACGGTACAGCGCGACGGCCTGCGGCCCAACCCATGCCCTCGTGCATGACGCTGTGACCTCGCGCCCCGATGAGCTGATCGCTGCGATGGGCAAGGGCGGTAGGGAGGCTCGGGAACGGCCGAATGGGTGAACTCCGCGAGCGCTACTTCCCACTCAGAGAGATCATGGAGGCGTGCCGCTTCGCGGCTGACGGGGGCGTCGCCATCCACGAGAACCTTGACTACAGCGGGACCGTGATCGGCGGGAAAGCCAGGCGCGGGCCGTTCCTGCACGTCATGGCTGAGCTACCCGTGCTCCGCGACTGGGGCGAGCGGGAGGGGATGAGGGCGTCGTGGATCCAGGAGGCTCACGGTTGGTTCCCGCCTCACTTCGATGCCTTCGGATCACGGGCAACACGCATCCTGGCGCGGCTTGGGCACCCTGAGCGGCCAGAGAGCGCGGCGGCCGCTGCGCGCGACCTCTTCAATGACGCGACGAGCGGTCCTGACGACGACTGATGGCGGCCACGGATGAGTCCCATCTGTTTCTGCTCCGCCGGGTGCGCCACCTCTGAGGGTGCCCGCGAGCACGACTTGCCGTGGCACGGGCTGCCGCCCTGCCCCTGCTGGTGCCACTGGGCGCCGACCCCCTCCGGTCGGCGCCACCCCGCGATACTCAGGCAGGCGGCAGGGGGCGAGGAGCGGGTCCCCGCCCCCTCCACCGAGGTCAAGCGGTAACCGGAGGCCGGTTACTTGCGCTTGAACTGGCCGAGGCGGTTGCGCGGCTGACGCGCCCGGCTCCGGCCCTTCTTGTGGCTCTTGTGCCCCTTCTTGCCCATGTGCTTATGGGGGTGGGAGTGGGTGTACACGGCGACCTCCGACGACGCCCCGTCCCGCAAGCGCTGCCCCCCGCACCGTACCACGCCCCGGCCGCCCCGGGGAGCATCGACGGTGCGGTGTCCGGTTAAGGGTGGAGCCCTGAGAACGCCCCCACCAGCCCCCCCACCGCTCCCGCCACCACCGCGATGAGGAGCGGCACCCAGAGCTGCCAGGTGAGCCGCCGCCGCCGGCTGGGGCCTGCCTGCTGGAGCTCGCCGACGGTGGTGACCAGGCCATGCACCTCGTCGCGGATGTCGCCCAGGATGCCCTTGAGGCCGATGGTCGGGTCGCCGAGGAGGTCACGGCGGAGGGTCTCCTGGTCCAGCCGCACCATGCCCACGGCCCCGTTCAGGTCGTGCGCGCGCTCAAAGTGGCACTGACTGTCCGCCTCCAGCAACTCCATGCGGTAGGCGAGGTCGGACTCGCGCGGGCGCTTGGGGCGGCGGTGGGGTCGTGGCGTCAGCGGGATCGCGACCGGCAGGCCCTCGCGGAGCACTTCAGCACCCAGCGTCGGGCGAATCGTCCACGGGCGGTGGGCACCGGAGCCGCGATCTCTCCACCTCGCGAACCGCCCGGCTCACATGGATGTCCAGGCGGCGCAGCCGGTCGCTGATCTCGCGCAGCACCTCGTCGCGGTCGCGGTGTGGGCGCAGCAGGGGGGCCAGGGCCACCAGCTTCACGTTCACGGTGCCCGCCTCCGCAGCCGCCCGGCCCGCCGGCGGTACTGGCGGGTGGCGTGGCGCTCCGCCCGCCGCTCGCAGCTGCCGCCCCGGCACTCCTCGGTCGGGTGCTGGAAGTGCCAGTCCTCGTGGCCCGCGCTCTTGGCGAGCTGCTCCTTCCAGGTCCTGGCCCCCACCTGGGGGTAGCGGGAGGGCGGGTCCAGCCAGATCCGGATCGGCTGGGCGCTGTCGAACGGGGTGAAGGCCAGGTCGCCAGCCGGGTTGCGCTGAGGGAGCACGATCACCCGGGGAGGCTTGGCCCGCCGCCCCACCATGCAGCGCTGGATGATCGCCCGCACCTCGGCGGTGGGGTACCGGGTGCGGTTGTCAACCTCCACCCCGGGTCGGAGGAGCGGCATCCCAGCCCTCCGGTCAGGCTGGCGCGGCGGCCCGGGGCCGGGGCTTCGGCGGCTTGGGCGCAGCCTTGCGGGTTGCAGTGCGTGCAGTGCGCGGTGGTGCGGTGCCCGGCGGCACGGCCGCCTCGGCGCCGCCAGCACGCCGGCGGATCCGCTCCGTCATCTCGCGGGCGAGCGCCGGGTTCTCCTTCTCCGCCCAGGCCACCTGCTCCGCATCCCGGATAGAGGTGGAGTGGGGGGCGACCTCGCTGGCGATCCGCTCCGCATCCTCCTCAGCCACCCCGTGGCGGGCCTGGAGCACCTTGCTCATCACCTCGCGCCGCTGGGGGAGGCTGTAGTGGGGGAGTTCGATCTCGATGAAGCGGTCGCGGAGTGCCGCCGACATCCGCTCCGGGTCGTTGGCGGCGGCGATCACCCGCAGATCCTTGACGATCTCCTGGATGTTGCCCACCTTGGCCGTGGACACCCGGCCCAGCATCAGCTCCAGGAGCGACTCCTGGGCATCCCGATCCGCCTTCTCGATCTCGTCAATGAAGAGCACCCGGACGCGCGGGTCGGCGACCACCTTGGCGAGCGCGGCCGGGGTCATCTGCTTGCCGTCGATGTACTTGCCCTCCTCGGGCAGGGCCTCGCGGGTCGCCTGCATGAGGATGGACTTGCCGGTGCCGGGGTCGCCCACCAGGAGCACCGACTGGGGCGCCTCGCCCTCCACGCACATCCGGACGATGCCCCGCTCGTAGTCGAGACCGACGACGGTGTCATAGACCCCGGGGGGCAGGGTGATCCGCTGGCCCTCGAGGTCGGCCGCCTCCTGCTCCGCGATCACCGTCGCCCCGATGGTGTCGCCCAGGTGGACGCTCTCGCTGAGCGGCGGCAGCGGGCCGTACCGCTTCCCGTCCACCTCCTCGGTCACGAAGCTCCCCGTCATCCGCCCCGCCAGGGCGCCGCGGGCGGCCTCGCTCACCAGCGTCAGCGCTCCCCGGGTGACGAAGGTCGCGACCTCGCCGGCCGCATCGGGATCCAGACCGGCCATCGCGCCCTATCGTACCCGCCCGGTGGCGGGTGGCGGTGAGATCGCGTCAGCCGAGCCCGATGTCCACGTGCACCATGCCGCCCTCGGCGCCGCTCTCCACCGAGGTCACCCCGGGCAGCCCCGCGAGCTCCTCCGAGAGCGGCTGCGGAGCCCGCCCCGTCTCGATGGACACGGGGCCCTCCAGCCTCACGGAGCTCACCGGAGGGGGCGCTGGGGGAGGGAGCGGCGGCGCGGGGCGGCGGGTCTGGGCGGCCCGCTGCAGGCAGAAGACGGCCAGGGCCAGGCCCGTGCCGGCCAGGTTCACCACCTTGAGCGGCGCCCCCACCTGGCCGAGGTTGGCCCCCACCACGGACCAGGAGCCCTGGATCGAGAGCAGGGCTGTCTCCAGCCCGTACGAGTCGGCGGTGAGCCCGGCCTTGACGCACAGCGACGCCAGCGCGAGCGCCGCCGCCGCCCCGCTCACCACCTTGGCTGAGACCCCGAGGCTGGGCAGCTGGGCCGCCACGATGGCCCACACCTGGAGGAGGGTGCACAGCGCCCCCTCGGCCGACTTGAGGTCGCGGGCGATCTGGGCGCGGAGCGCAGTCACTTCCTGGGGTAGCGGAGCGCAGTCACGGCCACCCGCCGGGCGTGGGGCGGCCTCGGGTACTTGCCGCGCCGCTCCAGGGCGTCGATGCCGACCGCGATGGCGAGGATGCCCACCCCGGTCCCCAAGAGCCCCCAGAAGATCAGGTTGTCGCCCTTCCAGGCCTCCGCCTGGCCCTGCGCCCACTCCGCGATGGGCTCCAGGCGGATCTCCACGAGAGCCCCCTGCAGCGGCAGGAGCTGCTGGCTCTGGAAGTCCCCGAGGCTCATCCCGCCCGGCACCGTCCCCGCCTGGGTGAGGCCGCGCACCTGGGCGAGCACCGCACCGCAGACCGCCGCCGCCGGGCCGAGGCCGGCCGCCTGGTAGTCGGCGCAGGCCCACTCCAGCCACTCCTTCACCTGCCAGAGGGCGGCGAAGCACTCGTCCTCATACGGGGCGTGGATCGCCTCCTCGAGGTACACCTGGGCGGCCACCAGATCGGCGGAGGCCCCCGCCAGGGCGTCGGCGGGCAGCGGCAGCGTCACCAGGGCGTCGCTCATGGGCCGATTATGACCCTGTCAGAGCGCCACTGCGGGAGATCACACCGATCTCCTGACGCCTCGTCAGACCTCCTCAGACGGTGTCACAAGAGCACATCTGACATGGTCTGGACGGGAGGGCTCGAACCTCCGACCCCGTGCGCCCGAGGCACGTGCGCTACCGCTGCGCCACGCCCAGGTGGGGAACGGCCCGCCCGCAAACGTGAGCCGTCCCGGCGGGCCGCGATCCTCGCTCGCAGTGTACCGCCCGCTCAGACCTCGCGCCAGGAGTGGCCCTCGTCCAGGTAGCCGTGCCAGCTACCGTCGGGCTCGCGCTCGCTGATGAAGCCCTGGTGGAGGATGCTGTTGCGGATCTCCAGGCTGCCGTCGGCGCACTCCCGGAAGGTGTGCGGCGGCGAGACGACGTGGTGGGGGATGTCGCCCACCTGGCCGTTGGGGAGCAGGTAGAAGACGGCGGGCTTGTCGCCCGTGAAGCCGAGGAGCGGTCCGCAGTAGTCGCCGGGCCGCTCGAACTCGGGAGGCCGCGCGATGCCGTCCTCCCCCACCACCGGTTGCAGCCGCCGGCCGATCATCGGCGCTCGAGCAGCGTCCACCCGCCGGCCTTCGGCCCCAGCGCGTAGACCGTGGCGGGGGCGTCCCACTCCTCGTCGGTGCCCATGTCGATGTCCGCGCGGGTCAGCGCGTACGCGGCGGCGCCCGAGCAGAAGTCGGTCCCCTGGAGGCCGAGGCGGAGCTTGGAGCCGGTCAGGAACATCAGCACCTCGCTCAGGATCCCCACCCAGCCGTAGCCCTCGCGGTGGGCGGCCAGCTCGCGCATGGCGGCCACGCACGGGGCGGCGCCGGCAGGCCCGTACGGGGGCATCCATGCCTGCCAGGCCGCCCAACCGCCCTCCCGATCCAGAGCCCAGGGCACGACCCCCTGGGGACGCGCCTCGATCACCTCGCCGGGGGCGACGCAGACGGCCACGTGGTTCCAATAGGCGGGGTCGCCTGGCCCCCGCCCCCGCCCGTACCGGCGACTCTCGCCAAGCCGGATCAGCGCCGGCCCGATGCCCGCGTTGCGGACGAAGATGATGGCTCCCGGCGTGACGCTCACGGCAGCCGGAGCGCCTCGCCGTGGGTCAGCCCCCACTCGCCAGCGAACCGCTCCACCCGGCCCAGGTCGGCGGTGGCGGGGACGGGCAGCAGCATCACCCCGTACCGCTCCGCCAGGCGGTGCTCCAGGGGGCTGTCGCCGAAGAGGGCGAGGATCTCGGCCCGCCGCGCCCGCCACCCATGGCCGCAGAGTTGCACCGTCCCGAGGCCCCCCACCACCGCGCACATGGGTGGGCGCAGCAGCGGCGGGCGCTGGCGCTGGGCGTCCAGGTAGTGCTCGAGCGCCACGAGGTGGGCGAAGGCGTGGAAGCCGCAGCCGAGCCGCTGCGGCCGCCCGCCGGCAAGGGCGGTGGCGACGGGGTGCAGGGCGGGCGGGCCCGAGCAACCGGGGTGGTCGCAGGAGGCGGCGTTGACACCGATCTGCCACACCCGAAAGAACGCCCAGGAGCGGAGCTCGCCGCCGTGCACATCTGCCGCCTCGAAGGCGCGGAAGCCCACCACCCTCACGCCGGCACCCGCTCCGGCACCCGCTCCGGCTCCCGCTCCGGCTCCCGCTCCGGCGCCGGCTCCTGCGGCTCCACCGCAGGCTCCTGCTCCGGCATCTCCACGGTGCGGACCGGCTCGCCGATGTCCATGGCCCTCAGCCCCGCGCGGGGGGCGCTCCCCGGCCCCGGATGATCCCCCCGGAGGCGATCAGCAGCGCCGCCACCGTCCCGATCGGGATCGCCTGCTCCACCGCCTGGGCCTCTGTCTCCGGGGGGCGGCGGGTGAACACCCGGGCCGCCTCGAGGGCGATGAAGAGGAGCCCCACCATCATCAGCCCGTCGCCCGCCACCTGGAGCCGCGTCGCCGCCATGACCGGCCTCAGAGGATGCCCGGTGCGGAGACGGCGAGGGCTGGGCTGGCCACCGCCCGGTGCGAGGGGGTCATTGCGCCCGCTGCGATGTCGGGGAGATTCCACACGACGTGGGACCAGGCGTATCCGAAGTTCAGCCCCTCAGCGAGCGCGGCCCCGCTCAGGGTGGCCGCCCCCACCCCCACCCAGTTCCACGCGCTCAGGCCGTGTCCCGGCGGCTCCGACTGGAGCAGGAGCGCGATCCCCAGACCGGCCGCCGCCAGCGAGCCGACCGCAATACCGACCGTCATGGGGTTGAGGTTGGCGGATGGGTTGGTCGCGTTCCGGGGCGGCAGGATGTGGATCACATCGTCGGCGGCCCCACCCGCGCCCGCCCCGAGCAGCGCCGCCCCGATGGCGTGATGGGCCATGGCTCAGAGGATACCGGGCGCCGACACCGCCAGCGCCGCCGAGGCCACCATCCCGGCCGGCTCATAGTCCGCGCAGCCGCTGACCCCCGGAGAGCAGGAGATCGGGTTGCCGACATTGAAGGTCACCCGGTCGCTGAACTCGGGCTGCATGCAGAACTGCCACACCAGGCGCTCGGGACCGGACAGGGTCTCGCCGCTCGGCTCAGTCCAGGGCGTCTCATAGAAAGAGCGCCAGGTGTCCAGCAGGGAGGCTGGCGCGCCCGTCCAGTTGCGGTTGAAGACGATGTTGAAGGCGGCGGCGATGAAGCAATCCTCTGCTGGGTTGGGGCTGCCCGCAAAGGCGCCACCCGCCTGGTACTGGTCGGCGAGGTGCTGGACGTCGCTGACCAGCTCCTGGCCGCTGTCGCTGACGATGCGGAAGGCGACCATCTGGAGCGGCGTGTAGCCGCAGCAGGGGGCATTGTAGATGCTGGTCCAGTGCTGGTCGGTCGGCTCGGTGCAGTCCCAGCGGCCGAGCAGCATGGCGACCACCGTGGAGGCGATCTGGGTTGCCTGGGAGGCCTGCGACCACCAGTACGGGGTCACCGAGAGGTCGTTGTCAGGATCTGTCCCGCAGGCGCCCACCGGGGTCGCTGGCGGCTGCGGGGTCACCGGGCAGAGCGCCGGCCCCAGCACGCAGGTGCTCTGGCCGTCGATGTCGGTGCCCTGGGCGCAACTGGCCAGGAGCTGCTGCATGGTCGCGTCCGACACCTGGGTGACGTGCGAGGGATCATCACAGTACCCGCAGGCGGCGAGCGCGGCGGGGGAGGTGATGTAGTGCATCACCCCGCCCTGGTCGACGGCGTACTGCGCGCCGCTTGAGGCGTCCTCGATGATGCTCCCGGCGGGCGGGCAGATCGGCGTGAGCACCGGGATGGGCGCGCAGCCAGACTGGTCACCGAGCGGCTGCTGGCCCGAGGGACAGGAGACGCACTGCGAGATCGGCATCCCAGAGGAGCGCACCGTGCCCGACGGGCACTGAACGCACCCCGAGGCCCCCGTCGGGAGGTACTGCCCCGGGGGGCACGATGAGGGGGAGGTCGGCGACCTCGGCCAGAGCAGCCAGGCGAGCAGGGCGGCGAGGCCCCCCGCGCCCACGCCGAAGGCCACCTCCTCGCCCGTGTGGGAGCTCGGCCGGTTGACCGGCTTGCGGCCCCGGGAGGGGGTAAGCGGCGGCGGCGGAGCGAGGGCGACGGCCGACTCGGGCATCGCGCCGATGGTACCCCCGAGAGGCGATCTCGCAGGGAGATCAGTCCGCCGCGCCGCCCAACTCGCGGAGCTGGCGGCGGAAGTGCGCCTCATCGCCGGGGCGGTCGGGGTCGCCCTGATTCCGGGGCTGGGCCGCGACCTCCTGGTACCCCGGCGCCCCGAATGGCATCACCGGCTGCTGCTGGGCGACCATCATCGGCGGCTCCGAGATCACCCCCAGGAAGCAGAACTCCTCGCGGCCAGCGCGGAGGTCCCGGCTGGCCAGCATCGACAGGACCAACCGCTGGGTGGGGGCGATGTAGACGGGGTTGAAGTACCCGACCCGCTGCGACGGGTAGCGGAGCACGCCGTTCTCGTCGCGCTCGTCGGGGGGGTAGGCGTAGAGGGGGGCCAGCTGGAGCTCAGCGAAGGTCACGGCAGCGGTGCCGAGACGCATGGCGTCGATCCGGGGCCAGCGGCTGAGCGCCTCATAGCCGTACAGGGCGATGGCCGCCCGAGGCTGGGCCTCGGTCCCCCGGTACACATCGTGCGCCCAGGTGTCGGCCCGCAGCGCCACCGGGTTGCGGAGCCGCGCCACCGCCCGCGCACCTCCGATCCCCCCACCGGAGAACAGATCCGCCGGGCTCACCGCCCGCGACACAAGATCCCCGCCCCCGTTCGCTGCGTGGGCGAGTTGCTGGGCTAGCTGCTGCGCCGTGTTGCGGAGTTGGTACACCTGCTGCGGGGTCACCTCGGCCCGGGGCACGACGATGATGGCGGCCATCAGCGCCGGGCATGGACGAGGCCGACGCGCAGGAACCTGCCGGGATCGTGCTCCAGCATCAGTTTGGTGCTGAGCAGGGTGTCACTCTCCGGCTGGATCACCCGGGGCACCACGCAGAGCGCGAACGGCAGCGCCGTGCCGTCCTCGCCCAGCGGGCTCGCGGCCAGCCCGTACAGGCCGGGCACCCGCCAGCGCCGGTACCAGAAGTCGGGCCGCCAGGCCTCGGGCAGGGTCACCGTGAAGTAGCCGTGGTTTCCAAAACTCCTCCGTTGCTCATCGCTCAAGTGGCGGATGAGGAGGGCGCGGGCCACCCGCTCCGCCTCCTCCGTCACCGGACCCTCGTGGCCGTAGCCGCGATCGAGGTGGCCGCGCAGCAACTCCGGGAGGCCGTCCTGGAGCGTGCCGGCAGGAGGTCGGCACTCGGCGCAGCCGCAGGGTTCATAGGTGGGCTCCTCGGCCCGGCGGCGGCGGTGCGGCCAGCCGAACTCCGAGCACCAGCAGACGATGCCCAGCACCGCGCCCGCCACGGCGAGCGCGATGGCGAGCGCCCGCCACGACCATGACAGCGGGGCCAACCCCGCCGCCGCCCCTCCCGCAAAAAGGACGGTCGTGATCCCCAGGGAGAAGCCGAGCGCCCGCGAGACCATCGCGATCCGGCGTCAGCCCCCCTGGACGGGGGCGATGATGGTGGTCTCGACGGCGTGCGGGTCGAACTCCTTGACCCTGGTGCTGACCCCGTCGCCGTAGTCGGCGAAGGCGGCGTGGCCCTTGCCCATCAGGCGGTCGAACACCGCCCGGGCGGCGTCCACCTCCGCCGGCGCCTTCGGGTCAAAGGTGATGGGCGCGTCCCCACGACGCCCCAGGACACGGATCACATGCTGAGCCATGGTCATCCTCCTACTGACGAAAGCGGACGGCCCGCGCGACCCCCTCCTCGATGGAGATCTGCGGGGTGTAGACGCTCTGGAGCAGTGTGACATCGGCCACCCGGTACGGGACCCCCACCGGCCGGTCGGTGCGGTGGAGGAGCGGCCGCTCCCGGCCCGCCGCCCGCATGGCCAGGCGGGCGACCTCGTCCACCGACGTGCCCACCCCCGTACCGATGTTGACCGGCCCGTCGACGCCGCCATCGGCGAGCGCGAGGACGGCCGCCACGCAGTCATCGACGTGGACGAAGTCGTGGGTCTGGGTGCCGTCGCCCCACACCTCGAGCGCCTGGGTCGGGGAGACGGCCCGCTCCGCGAACAC